AAAGACTTCGGTGCTGTCGGTGATGGCGTGACGGATGACACTGCGGCTATTCAGGCTGCGATTGATAGTCTAGCTTCCGCAACATCGGATTATGATCCAGCACGATATGCAAACGGTGGTGGGGCAGTCTACTTCCCTAGCGGTAATTATAAGATCACGTCCCCTGTCGTCATCTCTCACAACATCACGCTTTTGGGTTCTTCGTCTGGTGGCTCCAAAATTTCAGCTTCTACAAATATTGACCTGATCCAAATTGGCTACATCAACACAGGCGTTCCTGACTATGGCATTGTTGCCCCGTCGGTCCGCAACTTGCAGCTTGATGGTGGCGGCGCTGCCGAAGCTGCAATTACCAACAGATATGGGGCTGTTTCAAATCCTGTCACACATGGTTTGTTTGAAGACTTAGCAATCTACGGCTGCAAAGTCGGCATGCACTTCTTTGGCGGCTGGAATAACACGTTCCGCAATATTCAGATTAGGTCTGAAGATTACAATGCTACGACCAGTGAAGGTATAATTGGGATAATTGGTGAAACTGTTACGGTTGGAAATACTTATGGTCCAGCGGGCCATCAGGTAGTTGCTCAGGTTGCAGCAGGTGGGTTCAACAATAACATTTTTGACACCGTTGTGACTGTTTACATGCGTCGCATGGGCGTTCACATTCGGGCAATCTCTGCCGCTCACGCCTACGCAAACAAGTTTATCAACTGCAACTTCGAGCAAATCCTGAAGCAAGGGGCGCCGCAAACATACGCACCTTATACCGACACAACTGCAACGCCAGAAGGGTTGTCGTCTCAGACTTTGAAGTGGCAGGGACAAGCTGTGGGCCTACACCTTCTTGGTCGGATTGCAGCATTCAGCGTAGACACATGTTACTTTGAGGCTATCGCAAATAGTGGCACTACGACTGGTGGTGTCGGCGTATCCATTGATGATTGCGGCATTACATTTGGCGGCGGTTCTTCGAAAGCGTATAGCAACAGCATTACTGAGAACTTCTTCAATTCTAACTGCGAAATGCCCGTTCTTGTTGGTCGCTCTCAGCAAACCACAATAAGCACAAATGCTGTTCTTCTTGCGGCTGGCGCTGGTTACTTTGTTGATAGCGGTGCAACAAATACCGTTTTTGTAAACGAATTACTTGGCAACATCAATGCGTCCAGCACTGGGGCATATGACTGGTTGCAGGGTGATGGCGGAATTGGCATTAACTCTGCACAGCGCAGCAATGCTTATGTCACTGTGAATACAGCGGCTAACACTGGTGTTGATATTTATCGCAGCGGATCAACTGTGAACTTCAACGGCATTCGCTTCCGTGATGGAACTAATGCTAACGACTTCGGTCGAATCGGTTGGAACTCTGGCAGCATTCGCCATGAGGCGCTGTCTTCTTTTGATTTTTACATCAACGGAACCAGAAATCTTTTTGCAGACGCAACACGTCTCTTCCCGAACCCCGACAACGCCATGACGCTTGGGACCGCAGGGAACCGCTGGTCTGTTGTCTATGCTGCGACAGGAACGATCAACACATCAGATGAAAATGAGAAGCAAGATATTGCATCTCTCGAAGCCGCCGAACTTGCCACGGCTGCTGCAATTAAAGGTCTGGTCAAGAAGTTTCGCTTCAAGGATGCTGTTTCTGCTAAAGGGGATCAGGCCCGCATCCACGTCGGTGTGATTGCTCAGGAGGTCAAAGCTGCTTTCGAGGCAAATGGTCTTGATGCAGAGAAGTATGGTATCTTCTGCTCCGACACTTGGACGGACGAAGAAACTGGCGAAGAAAAAACACGGCTTGGGGTTCGGTATGAAGAACTTCTGGCTTTCATCATTGCTGCGATGTGAGGTGACGCATGACGATCAAGCAACAAGGCGGCATATTTGGTCGCAACCCTACGTTCAACGATCTGACTGTTGAAGGGACTGTATCCATTCCTTCTGACAGTGTATCTGGTGATGTTATCAACGGTGGCACTGCAACGCCTTCAAAGATTATCATGGAAGGTTCTGGCGCAATGCTGGAACTTTACCGTAGCGGAGCCAATGCGAACTTCGGGGCCATTGAGTTTAACGACACGACCAACACAGGTGTGAACGCAAAGATCGGTTGGAATGCCAACACCCTTCGCCTTGAGGGGACCAGCACCATTGATCTGGTCACCAACAACACATCTGCTGTGTCGATCAGTTCGAGCAATGTGGTGTCGTTCAAGAACACTAGCGGCACGACCGAGATGTATTTTAATGGTGCAAACCTTGTAATGGCCGCAGGTCGAGGCATCGACTTCTCTGCCACCTCTGGCACTGGCACAAGTGAACTGTTCGATGACTATGAAGAGGGGACGTGGACGCCTGTTGTTACTTCTTCGTCAGGAACACTGACAACTGTAACCGTCACTTGGGCGACATATACCAAAGTCGGCAATAAGGTCTTTGTGTCTGCTAGGTTCGTTCTGACAGACGCAGGGACTGGTTCTGGCTCACTACAAATCGATGGCTTGCCCTACACTGTTGCAAACACTGGCTCTGGGAATGCTCCTGCACAAGGAAGAAATGTATCTGCTGGGACTTTGCTGCACGGTCAATTTGGTGGAACCCTTGCCAGAATTTCTTCAATCCAGAACTATGACAACACAGACCCAATCACAAACGGCCAGACTTATGTCGTTAGCGGCACTTACTTTGCGTAAAGGGATCATCACATGGCACTAACAAAAGTACATAACAGAATGGTTTCCAGCGCCCCTGCAAACATTAGGGACTTTGGTGCCGTAGGAAACGGAACAACTAACGACGCAACAGCAATCCAATCTGCATTGGATAGTGGAGCTTCTGTTGTCTATATACCCGCTGGCACTTATCGTTGCGATAGCACACTGACTGTTCCTGTGAATGTTTCATTAATTGGTGATGGCCCTGGTGTTTCTATTATTGATGGTTCCCAAACAACTGCTGGAAGCCTGACTGGAAACACTCACATTGCTATTGGATCTGATAGCATGACGCAAATTCAAGATTTGGCGTCAAATGTATCTAAGTTTGATCGTTCAGTTACATTTACTTCTGCGCCAACACTTTCACAAAATGATGTGTTTATTATCTACAATCCAACAGATTATAGCTGGTCAGGATTTAGAGCAGCATATCGTGCTGGTGAGTTTTGTCGTGCGGCTTCAATAAGCGGCAACACTGTTAATCTTCAATCATCTCTTGCTGCTGATTATACTGCTGCATCTGTTGACGTTTACAAGCTGACAACTCCAACAACATGCACTGTCTCTGGCTTTACCTTAAAAGGGTTGCCAGATCAAACAAGCCAAATCTACGGTATATACCTTTACGGTGCGATTGATAGTTCAGTTGAAGATGTTCGCATTTATGGGTCAAGCTATCATTGCCTTGCGATAACTAGTTGCTTCAATGTTCAGCTTCGCAATGTGACTGCAATGGAGGATGGAATTTCTGATTTTGGTGGTGACTATGGTATCGCAATAGGTAACTCACAAAATGTAAATGTTATTGGTGGTTATGTGAGTGCAGCACGTCATGGCATGACTATTGGTGGATCAAGTGGTGCTGGTAAAGTTCCTTGCCGTTACCTGACATTCAGTGATTGTTATATTTCAACAACCGCAGATGGTGGGGTTCAGGCCGCTGACATTCATGGTAATGCTGAACACATTCTTTACCATGATTGCTTTATTGAAGGTGGTAGCACAATTGGTGGTGACTATGTAGCGTTTGACAACTGCCAAGTTCGAAGTTCTGTTGGGGGTTTGTTGTTTTATGGAGGTGAGCTTAAGGGCACAAACGTCCGTATCCAAAACTGCACAATGGATGGTAACGGTGACGTAGCTAATCGTGGCATTTTTATTGATTTTGGCGGAAACAGTGCTGCAATTTCTTCAGACACTCGAAATGGTGGGACTATTCAAATTTCAGGGAATACTATGCAGTGGCGTGGGCCAACGTCATTAAATGAAGGCTCACCAATTATGGTGTATAACCGTGGATATTCTGGATCTCAACAAATCAATGTGTTTATTACTGATAACGCATTTCAGTATTCTGTCAATGGAGACCGTTGTGAAGTAGAGATTGCCGCCGCTGGATCAACACCATTTGGAACAGTAGATTTTAGTGGCAACTCTTGTTTTGCTTGTGGTGGTATTAATGTAGAGAACAGCACAACAAATGAATATTCTGCTGAAAATGTTTATGTTCACGATAATAAAATTTATGGTGCAGACGGCTTTTCGTCAATAAGGCAGGTTGAAAAGGTTGTTTCAATCAAAGGAAACACGGTAACGGAAGGTCAGTTTTGGTCATTCTACGTTGCTGCTGATAGTGGTTACGAAACGAATGATGTTCATATTACTGGGAACACAACAGTAAATAACTTTATTAACAGAACATCTTCTTCGACAACAAACGCAGATGTTATTGCTATCCGTGCAAAAAACGTTGTTTATCACGACAACTATACTGGTTCTGGTGGCAACGAATACATTACTGTTGCAGACAATACTGGCTTTCTAAATGGTGAGACTATTACTGGTGGCACATCTGGTGCAACTGCAACTGTTGCTGGCACTCGAAGCACAACAGAAATTATGATCACTACGACACGTTCTGGCACTTTTAGTGGCTCTGAAACCATTATTGGAGGAACGTCTGGTGCAACAACAACATACGGTGGCACAACGGCTGCAACAAAAGTTTATGCCGCACGGTTTAGCACAATTACAAATCTGTGGCGTGGTCGTAATGTTGATAAAGATGGTGATGTAGATAGCACCGCAACAATTGGAACAGATACATCAATCTAATGCGCCTAGTGCGTGGACAGTCCAGCCAAGGAGGTAAACATGGCACTGACTAAAGAAACAAAGAACGACAAGATCGAGGTTCTGCAACTGGCTGCTGGGTATCCCGTGGTTCAGGTTCGCACGGCAACAATCATCGCAGAGGATGGCGTGGAAATCAGCCGCACGTTTCATCGGCATGTGCTGACGCCTGACGCTGACCTGTCGGCAGAGGATGCAGACGTTGCAGCAATTGCTGGCTCTGTGTTCACCGATGAAGCCAAGGCAGCTTATGCTGCTGCTCAGCAGGAGGGCTAATCATGGCTAACGTAACTGCTGACATCACAGCCCAGAACACATTCACTGACAAGATCCAGGTTATCGGTCACTTCAACCTGTCCATCTCAGGCACCTGGGATGCTACCGTAACCGTACAGCGTAGCTGGAACGGCACTGACTGGTTTGATGTAGATACCTTCACCAGCAACTACGAGGGTGTAGGCTTCGACGCAGAGGAAGTGTACTACCGTGTTGGCGTAAAGACTGGTGACTTCACCTCTGGTACTGTTGCAGTCCGTCTCTCGGACAACCGTAACTTTACAGCTAAAGACGTGTTTGTACAATAAAGTGTTGACACTGGTAACCGTACCGTGGTAAAATACACACATGCTTGAACAAATTAGAAAAGCTGCTGAGAATGACCTTGTGGCGTTTATCAAGCTAGTTGCTCCAGAGCAGGTACTTGGTCAATGCCACGAGGATGTCTGTAACTGGTGGACACGTCCAGATGCTAAATCTCACCAGCTTCTATTGTTTCCTCGTGACCATGGTAAGTCTCGTCTGATTGCGTATCGTGTAGCCTGGGAGCTAACCAAAGATCCCACTCTGCGGATATTATATATCTCAGCCACCGCAAACCTTGCGGAGAAACAGTTGGGGTTCATCAAGGGCATTCTTACTTCTGATACTTACCGTCGTTATTGGCCCGAGCATGTAAACCCTGATGAAGGCAAGAGGACACGGTGGACGACCAGTGAGATTATGCTGGACCATCCTCTTCGCCGCAAGGAGAATGTACGTGACCCTTCTATCTTTACTGGTGGCCTCACTACTTCCCTTACTGGTATGCACTGTGACATTGCAGTACTTGATGACGTTGTTGTCTACGAGAATGCATACACTTCAGAGGGCCGTAATAAAGTCAAAAGCCAGTACTCACTGCTCTCGTCAATCGAAGGTGCCAACGCAAAGGAATGGGTTGTAGGCACTCGTTACCATCCAGCAGACTTGTACAACGATCTGATGCAGATGACTGAGGATCAGTACAATGAGGATGGTGACAAGATTGCAGAGGACAACATCTACGAGATCTTTGAACGTGCAGTAGAGGATCGTGGAGACGGCACTGGTGAATTTCTATGGCCACAGCAGCAACGTAAAGACGGTAAGTACTTTGGTTTCAACCGTCAGATCTTAGCTAAGAAACGTGGCCAGTACCTAGACAAGTCCCAGTTCCGTGCTCAGTACTACAACGATCCTAGTGACCCAGACAACGTACCTGTAGGCTCTGAGAAGTTTCAATACTACGACCGTAAACATCTTCGTGAAGAGAATGGTTTCTGGTTCTACAAGGACAATAAGCTGAACATCTACGCTGCAGTAGACTTTGCATTCAGCCTATCTAAGAAAGCAGACTATACTGCAATCGTTGTAGTGGGTGTGGATGCAGATAACAACATCTTTGTTCTGGATATTGACCGCTTCCGTACTGACCGTATCTCTGAGTACTTTGAGCATATCTTCCATCTGGTAGGTAAGTGGTCTTTCAGAAAGATGCGTGCAGAGGTTACCGTTGCTCAGCAGGCTATCGTTAAGCAGCTGAAGGAACTGGTTAAGCAGCATGGCCTGTCTCTGTCGATTGACGAGTACCGTCCTAACAAGCACCAGGGCAACAAAGAAGAACGGATTGCCTCAACTCTAGAACCTCGGTATGACAACCTGCAGATCTGGCATTACCGTGGTGGCAACATTCAAACACTTGAAGAAGAGTTGATGTCCCGCAATCCACCGCATGACGATATCAAGGATGCTCTAGCTTCTGCAGTAGACATTGCTGTGAAACCTTCCCGCAGCATCAACAGAACTAAGAAGAGCAACATCGTCTGGGCGAATAACAGATTTAGAGGAACTGGCTAATGGCTGGACAGACTATCGAAATCGACAACATTATCAGCCCAGACCACATGGCTGTTGAGATTGCTAACCGCTGGCGTGAGTGGTCTAACCTTCGTGAACAGAAGGTGGAGGAGTGGAAAGAGCTACGGAACTATCTGTATGCCACTGACACCCGTACTACCAAGAATGCTATGCTTCCTTGGTCGAACAGCACCACCACCCCTAAGCTTACTCAGATCATGGACAACCTCCATGCTAACTACTTTGCCACTCTGTTCCCCCAGCAGAAGTGGATGCGGTTTGAAGCCAGCACTCGTGACAGCAACACTAAGGCCAAGCGTGATGTAATCCAAGCCTACATGGATAACAAGCTGCGTCAGTCTGACTTCACTAACGTAGCCTCTGACTTGCTCTACGACTTCATCCAGTATGGTAACTGCTTTGCTACCGTTACTTGGGAAGACAACTACCAGATCAAAGAAGACGGGGACTTTGTAGTAAACTACATTGGCCCTCGCATGGTACGTATCTCCCCATTCGATATCGTATTCAACCCTACTGCATCCAGCTTTGAGAAGTCTCCGAAGATCATCAAGTCGATCAAGACCCTTGGTGAGATCCGTAAGATGATTGACGAAGACCCGTCGAAGAGCTACATGGAAGCTGTCTTTGACAAGATGATGGGTGCTCGTGCTGCAGTACGTGGTTCTGACTCGGCCTACAACAAGGCTGATGGCTACATTGCGGATGGCTTCACCTCCATCCAGCAGTACTACGAATCGGACTACGTAGAGATCTTGACGTTCTATGGTGACTTCTATGATACCATGGAAGGCAAGCTACATAGCAACCGTATCGTAACCGTTGTTGACCGTGCCTACGTAATTGCCAATGAAGAGAACCCCAACTGGCTGGGTTATGCTCCTATCTTCCATGCAGGCTGGCGTCCTCGCCCTGATAACCTGTATGCCATGGGGCCACTGGATAACCTCGTAGGTATGCAGTACCGTATCGACCACCTTGAGAACCTCAAGGCAGACGTGTTCGATCAGATTGCTTACCCCATCCTGAAAATCCGTGGTGACGTAGAAGACTTTGACTTCGAGCCTGGTGCACGCATCTACATGGGTGAAGAGGGTGACGTAGGTTACATGGCACCTGATGCTACTGCACTACAGGCAGACCTTCAGATCCGTCTACTAGAAGACAAGATGGAAGAGATGGCTGGTGCACCTCGTCAGGCCATGGGTATCCGTACTCCTGGTGAGAAGACTGCCTTCGAAGTACAGAGCCTGCAGAACTCTGCCTCTCGTATCTTTGAACACAAGACTGCCCACTTTGAACGTGTGTTCCTTGAGCCTATCCTGAACGCAATGCTGGAAACTTCTCGCCGCAACATGAACATGTCTGACACCATCCGTGTCCTAGATGATGCCACTGGCGTAGTACTGTTCCAAGACATCACCAAGGAAGACATTACTGCCAAAGGCAAGATCGTTCCTGTCGGTGCTCGTCACTTTGCAGAACGTGCCCGCCGCATTCAGAACCTTACCCAACTCTATCAAGTCAAACTGTCCGACCCGTCTGTTGCAGCACATATGTCTGGCAAAGAGTTTGCTCGTATCTTGGCAGAGGAACTGGGTGAACCGTCGCTGTTCAGCGAGAACATTGCTGTCACTGAGCAACTAGAAACTCAGCAGCAAATGCAAGAAGCCGAAGCAATTAACCAAGAGCAGCTAATGGTTGCTCAAGAAATGGGGATCTAACATGCCTTACAAGAATGGCAAAGTAATGTCGTACGACACTAAGCCTTTTGTTTTCAACCCTCGTGCTGGTACTATGGATCAGCCTGCAAACCCTGCTGCACCTAAGCCTCTGAAGAAGAAGTCTGCGGCACCTAAGAAGTCGGTACGTCCTAAGAAGCGTCCGATGAAATAATGCAGTCAGCATGGTTGAAAGGTGCGAAGGATAAAGAAAAGCGGAAGCAAGAAGTTCTTGGCTACCGCAATGCCTTCGATGACCTAAAAAGAATTCTCGAACAGGAATATAAAAAGAAGCCATCTGTTCGTGATTACGAGACACCCAATTGGGAGTATCGTCAAGTGGCAGTCAACGAGTACAACCAAGTGCTTGATGATGTGCTGAAGCTAATCACACTAGATAAGGAATAACACATGAGTGTATTTTCTGAGGAAAGTCCAACCGTAGACCAAACTCAGGCAGAGCAACAAACTACAGAGGCCACCCCACCACAGGAGTCATTTGTAGCTAAGCTCGTAGAGGCTAAGGGAGAGAACTGGAAAGACCCTGAAGTACTCGCCAAAGGCAAGCTTGAAGCTGACAACTACATTAAAGAACTAGAACGTCAGCTAGAGCAGATGCGAGAGGACATGAGTAAACAGGACTATGCCAAATCGCTTCTCGACCAATTGCAGAATAAGGCCGCAGACCCCACCACTGCGAAGACTGCAATGCCCAACAATGATACTGGTGGCACTACAGAAGGGAACACCAACCCTAGCCTGAGTGAGGAAGACCTGAAGAGCCTTGTTGAACAAACACTGACTGCACGAGAGCAAGAGAATACTGTAAAACAGAACCTTGCAATTGTGGATCAGGAGTTGGAGAAGAGCTACGGCACTGAGGCCAAGGCTACGATCCAGAAGAAAGCACAGGAACTAGGAATGAGCCTGCAACGTATGCAGGAGATCGCCGCTGAAAGCCCTACTGCCTTCTTTACCCTGATTGGCGAACCAAAGAAATCCTTCAACCCAATGGTGCAGGGATCGGTTCGTACAGAGGGTGTTAACATGCAAGCCTCGACAGACCGTAACTGGGATTACTACCAGAAACTCCGTCGAGAAAATCGTAACCTCTACTATACTCCGAAGGTACAACGGCAACTCATGGAAGATAAAGCCCGCCTTGGAGATAAGTTTGGAATCTAATGGAGAAGTAACATGGCAATGACTACCGCCAATACGACCCTCCTGACTCGGACGGATATTTGGTCCACCGAGCTTAAGGAGATCCTGCGTGACGAGATGATGGCACAGCGTTATGTACGCATGCTGGAAGGTTTCCCCGATGGTAACACTTTCCACATCCCGTCGATTGGTCAGGCACAGGTTGACAACTACAGCGAAGACAGTGCTGTAACCTACCGTCCGCTGGATACTGGTGAATTCACCTTCACCGTTGATAAGTACCTGTCGTCGGCAACCTACATGACCAAGAAGGCTGAGCAAGACACCTTCTACGCCAGCGAACTGATGAGCCGCTTTGTTCCCGAGCAGGAACGTGCCATCATGGAACACTTCGAAAGCACCACCATGGCTGCTGCAGAAGCTGGTGTGTCGGCAAACTCGGCAGAAGCTATCGACGGTATTGCTCACCGCTTTGCAGGTGGCAACTCGGGTGTTATCGAACTGGCTGACTTTGCCTATGCTCGTTATGCCCTGAAGAAAGCAAACGTTCCTGATCAGGCAATGGTTGCTATCGTTGATCCGTCGGTTGAATTCATCCTGAACACCCTGACCCAGATCGTCGGCGTTAACAACAACCCGATGTTCGAAGGCCTGGTTCGTGACGGTATCGCAACTGGCATGCGCTTCGTAGCCAACGTATACGGCTTCGACGTGTACACCTCGAACTACTTGGCAGATGCTACCGACTCGGCTCTGAATGAACGTGACGGTTCGACCGCACAGGACTTCAGCTCGACCAACGGTAAAGTAAACCTGTTCTTCTCGGCTTCGCCCACCGTGAACCCATTCGTGGGCGCATGGCGTCAGATGCCCGAAGTGGACTACGAGTACAACAAAGACTTCCAGCGCCACGAGTTTGTTACGACTGCTCGTTACGGTGTGAAGCTGTACCGTCCTGAGAACATGGTTCGCATCGTGTCGAACCCCAACGTGTAATAAGGAGGGCTAACTAATGTCTTACACTAACGCAGATGGCCTTCGTGTCCTGACCAACGGCGATGCAGGCACTCCTGCTCGTAACGGCGTAACCGCAGAAGCTGAAATCAAAACCATGGTTGTGTCGATTGATGCAACTGCTGGTGCTGTTGATTTCAACAATGCCGAGGATGCATTCCTGCCCGCAGGTACGTTCCTGAAGTCGGCAACTCTGCTGCCTTCGACCACCCTGGCTGGCGGTACGAGCATCACCATTGGTTTCAAAACTGCTGCTGGTGCTGCAATTGATGCCGACGGTATCGTTGCTGCTGCAACCACTGCAGAAATCAATGCAGGCCACGTATGTGACGGTGCTGACATCGGCACTGTTGTTGATGCATCGAACGATGCCTACGTTTCGGTTTCGGCAGTATCAGGCAGCTACACTGCTGGTGTTGCCAAGCTGGTGATTGAATACATCGAAGCCTAAGGTTTCAACAGGGAATCCCTTCGGG